CTATTGATCGGTTGTAGCGATCAATTCAGCATCCGGGTCGACAGGCCATTTGATGTCAGGTGCGCTAACATCAACGCGACTCAGTAGCACCGCGTATTTTTGCCACTCGGACAATGCCGCTTGCTCGTCATCTGTCGCGATGCCCAGATCAGCGGCATACGTTAATTCGTTGATGCGCGAGGTTGCGGCGGCGCGACGTGATGTTAACTCACTCTGTGCCGCTTTTACTGCTGCTGCGGCTTGAGCGCCTTTATCTAGCACCCACGCTTTCCCGTTCCACGCGTCGAATTCAGTGTCAGGCTTCAGTAACGTGACGTTATCATGCAGCTCGCCGAACTGGCTAACGGCCTGCGCCTGTCGCGTCTCCGTACTGTAAACAGTCTGCCCGCGATAGTCCGGCACAACTTCCCATGCCTTGCCATCCGCACTACGGCGTAAGGCTTGCCCGACAGGCGGCAGTTGTGGTTCGTCTGCGTAGCTGTCGGCGGGCAAGCCAACACCTTGCATAACGTATTCATAGCTGGCGCTCTGATATTCCCGCGTAGCCGGATTAACGTGATAAACCGTAATCCATCCCGTGTTGATGGCTAACCCGCGCTCGTTCAGTTCTGCGTTTTTAATTTGTGTTGAATAGTTACTCATTATGCTGCTCTCACGATGTAGTTAAAGGCAATATTGCGGGGGCGAGTTTCTGTTCCGCCAGCTGGATTTGTTGTTCCGATTTGCTCACTGCTGACACCATTTGACGAAATCATGTGTGTCCCAGTTACATTATTTGACGTGCCAGCAGCGATTACATGAGCGTGTGCTGCGAACATGTCAGATTCAGTTGTCAACAGACCTCGACTTGGGTTGATGCCGCGACCGTCATCCCAACCGCGCACGAATTCGCCGCGTAAATCGGGCAGGAAACCAGTCGGATAGCGTGCCGCTAAAACCGGAAATTGTGATGCATCGAACGGCTGACCGTTACATTTCAGCCAGCCACTAGGCGCGACAGCGCCGGGGAATGGGAGTGGGATTCCAGCTAAATCGCTTATGCTAATAGCATTGATTGACGCCGCGTTTAAATTACCCGTATGCCACAAAGAGACAGGGTCTAACCAAGTCCCTGCCACTTGCTTATACAACATGAATTCGTATGTGGACACTATCATGTTGTTATCGATAAGAGCGTAACCAAACTGGTCACTATCACCTGTGCTTTCGCCGTTTGAATTTCCCCCGCGATGACGAACCGACATATGACATAGCCAGCGACCAATCCCTGCACTGATGCGCGTGCTTCCCATCGATTGCGGCCCAGTCAAATACTCCAGGTATTCATTTATCGACGTAGGCTCATACGCCGTTCCTGCGTTTCGCACTGATCCCTTTATTGTCCCTGCCCCCCCGCTTTCTAAAGGTAACGGAAGAGAAATCCCGATATTTTGCAGAAATAAAGGTTTGTTTGAGATGTCTGCGCCGTTCTGGTCTTTCTTGAGGCAGTTATCAGTACCATTTAAAACCAGCTTCTTTATTGCATCCTGTAATTGATTTAATTTTGTCTTATCAATCTGAATATTTGCTGCTAGTAGCACGTTGATTAATTCAGATTGAATGATATTAAACCACGTCGCACCGGGCCATGAGGGGGGAATGCCGTTCCCGCCTTCAGTAAAGAACTGCACTTCTGTGCTTTTTACTGGCGGCAAAGTTGGCATTATTGGTACGCCGCTGTCATTATCTAAATGAAACATTATTCAACTTCCTCATAGATAAATTCATATCCAGTACCTGCTAATCGATACTGATTTAAAACACATTCAATAATTGCCGCTTGCTCGTTTATTAATGGCGTCAACACTGTATCGAGAACAGTAAACCGTCCATTAGGTATTTTTCTCACATACACTTTTAACAAAAAACGATAACGTGCTGGATTTAACGGGAAAACACAACTACGTTGGCAGTGATGAGGTAATATTTTTTCAACACTAACGGAGAATCCTAACTTTTTTGCCAACTCTTCAATTTTCCATGCTGCTAGTCCTCCCTTACGATGAAATTTTTCTACAATCCCATCTCTACGTGAAATAAACGTGTTATTAACATCGCATTCTGGCAGTCCTAGATAACTTTCCCAATCGTCAATCATCAATTGCGTTGTTTCTGGCTTCATTTCTGCCAATAGTAAATCCGCATTGCTTTCAGAACGATTTAACCGACGCGCAAACGCTTTTAAAAAACGATTTAAATCTGTATTTACGTCCCTCGGCCATGCCTTCCCAACCGGCATTAATTGTTGTAATACATCCGCCCATTCGTCTACGCTGTGAGCCATGTTATAGCTCCAATCGTGATTAGCTCATTTGGTTGTGCTTGTATATCTGATGATAAATTCAATGAGTAATCAGTAACATTAGTTGCTGTACCAATCGCGGTACGAACTGACGAGAGAGTTAACTTTTGACCAGGCGATAAAGTCTTTTGCAACTCTAACAAATTACTATTCACTGATGCGCGAGTAGCAATGCCATCTGGTATTAATTTAATTTCCATATTAACGGGTTTTAAAATAATGGCGACTGCCCACACTTCAATTCCTGCTGGTTTGCCGACATAGTTTCCTGTGGCGGGATCAACATGCCTAAACAAATGTTCTTCCATATCTTCTTTATCAGTCAACGTGGGCGTAATATCATCTCGACTGTCATAAACCCATGCAAGACCAACAGTTCCCGGCCCGTGCCAACCATCCCACGCCCATGCACGACTAACACCTGTCATTTCTCTTGCCCAAATAATGTAATCGTGCAATGCACCACCTACTGGCGGATTTCTTTTTCTAAATAACAGGCGCTCTAATAGCTCACTAACAGGTTCAATATCTGCACCACCTGATATTCCATTGTAAATTACTCCAACACTGTTAACACCCGGCAATGGCGATATTAGCGTTAGTGCCTCACCATCAGGTAGATTACCAGTTACTCCGGCATCATTTGCTTTAACACTAACTTTGATTTGATTATTTACATTAGACTCGGTAGCAGTTACGTGAAAAACCACACCGTCTAATGATTGCATCGCTGTATCGTTCGGAATATCACCGCTCCCAGAAAATACAACAAAGCCTTTTGCATAATCAGCATTTTTACGAATAACACCCTCGTTTCTTGCTGTATCAACGATAGTTTCTTCATCTGACTTATCTGACGGGATTATCTGTCGTGTAATCCACATTTGATAATCATATAAATCTCGTAATGCGCCGCTGAATGAGATGTTTAACGCACGCTCTACACCGACGATCGGCAGGCTTTGACCTAACTCAATCTCTAAGTCTTGTACACCGCTTCTAATAAGCTGTCGTGTTGTTGGGATATTAAACGGCATTCTCAACCCCCCAGCGTTTATTTATTTCAACGGTCAGCGCGGAATTATTAGGGCGTGTCAGCACAATACTCAGCGCTAGCCAATTCATACGCGGAATAGTTGCAATAACCTGCGTAGCACGAGCATAGCCGTAATGGATTAAAGGTTGCATGGATAGATTCGCGTAGTTTTCTGCACGCAACCGCACGGCCTCAGTGAGCTTTTCACGTTCAATGAGCCAGAGTTTTGAACCCCAAGAAAAATCACTAAAAGAATCGCCGGGCCAGCCGCGACGGTCTTCAGTACCATCGGGTATTTCGTCACTGGCAGCAGCGCGGGCATCTGTGAATAAGCAAATCAGCACTAAAGAAACAAGGCCCTCGTCAGACGAAAGGCCATTGTGTTCTATTTCAATATCACCACCTGCGGGTAGGTGCCAACTTACTCTGATGGTCATAACGGTTTCGTTGTGTTCTCACCGTCGGCATCATTGTGAATGTGTTCAAGAAAGCTCTTTCCTTTAACCTGAATATCTTCACTGAAGATTGCGGGGCCGGTGACATTAATGAGTTTGCTCACAATGTCACAGGAATCTTCAGCAACCAGATTAACCTTTTTCCCCCTTACTTCTATTACGCCATCTTTCTTTAGTGTAATAGTGTGGCCCTCACTGTGATACACGCAAACATCTCCGGGGTCTAGCCCTTTGGGTCGGCATTTCTTATCCTCTACTGCAATAGCCACCATGCCAGATCTGCGACCACCAATTGCAACAACAACGGCTTCAGAGCCAGTTGGCGGCACAGATGACAGACCGTAGTTCTGGAAGCGCTCGACATTATCATTCGTCTCATCAGCCAAGCTTTGCACCTGAAGGTTTTGCCGCCCCAGACTATCATTCACAATGCGCACCACGGCGCGGTCAACCATTAAGCGCAAACGTCGGCCGATAGCGCTGATAGAGCGTGAAAAGTTGCCTTCGTTCAGTCCCATGTCACCCCCAGGCTGGATTTCTTGCCTTTCTTCTTGGCCTTCTGAGACGGCATATCCATCGACTCTGTCGGAACCAGCGTTAGCACTGTCTGACGACCGCTATCGCTTTCCATGAATGAGACGGTTTTAATCAGCCATGTCACATCAAGCTGCTGTATAGTGTCTTTGATTGCAATAAGCCTGTTTGTCTGCCACAAAGTGCCAGTTGCGCCGTTCTCGCGCCAGCCTGCAACAGTAATCTCGGTAGTATTGGCTTCGCCCAACGCAGTGGCTTTATACCATTCCCCCCGTGCGCTGGCCCCGCCGACGGTCAGATTGTCTTCATTGACTAAAATCTTTGGACGGTAGCGGGTTATCTCAGCATCGGCGACGATGATTTGTCGACCACCAACTACTTTTGCGGGTTGGTCATCCCATGTCGCGCCTCCGGCTGAGGCAGAGCCTTTGACGATGTACTGGCTTGCTCGGCCTTGCCAAGAGAAGCGGCCACGTGCTGCCAGAATGTTATCACCCAGCACCAGAGAAACACCGGCGCGGGTCGTTGATGCGCGAGTGATAACAAGTCGGCCCCATGCATCGGATGTCATCAATACGCCACGCTGTTTTGCTAGGCGATCAAGCAGCTCGAACCCTGTTTCACCCTGTTCCAGGGTAATGCCGCCAAAAACGTCGCCAGTGTCGGTTTCATTAATAACCTCGATACCGTAGGGTTTGCAGATTGTCGACGCCAGTTGCTCCAGTCGCTGACTTTTCCATTGCCCGGACTTATCGACAACAGAGCTATCAACCAGATCGCCGGTTTTATCGCGGCCCATCACGCGCAATGAAACATTTTCCGCGTCATAGCTGGGGATGAAATCATCAATATAGCCAGTCATCACGCGGTCACTACCGATAGCCACATAACACGCCATCCCTGGCTTGATAGAGCGCGGCGCAGCCGCTGACCAGCGGGCGGTAATAGTGAGGTCAAACTCCCCGGCAATGCTGTCCAGTGAACGATTGACCGTCATTTCCGTCCAGCCACTCCAGATTTTCCCGTCCACGTTCAGTACCACGTCATCACTCATTGTCGATCACCTCAATGACCTGGGATGGTTTAATAAATGCCGGGTAACGCAGGCGGTTTCGTGTAACCAGTGCATCGCTCTGTTCTGCATCGCCAGTTTCACGCCATGCTAATAACATCACCGGCGTTGTTTGTCGGGTAGATATGCGCCTCAGCTCCGGAAGCTGCACGCTACGAATACGCACATCGTTAACCACAGCAAAACGCAAATCACGCAGCGAGCGCCACAGTTCGCGCTGACCGGATTCAACGGCATCGATTGCTTGCTCACCCAGCCGTTCCGCCAGCATGTCACCTGTGCCTTGTGCGTCCTGGCTGGTTTCAAAGGTCATGCTTGCCACTGTTTCGGCCTGTGCGAGCAGCGCTGAGACAATCACAAGACGCTTGAACTCATTGATGTTGGCCTGCATCGCATCAGAAATTTCAATCGTCAATGACCGTGTAACGCTGCTGGCAAAGCCAGTTTCAACGTCAACTACGATGTTATTCGCCAAGGATTTCGTCGCAGCCTGAGCAGCTCTGTCACCGTCCCATTTATCGCGTAACTGGTCATAAACGTTCAGTGCCCAAGGCGGTTCGGTGACCAGGTCTTTTATGTCGCTGATAATGCCAGTTACGTCGCGGATCAATTCACCGGGTACGGCGGCGATGATGCCCGCCTGGTCTTTGAAGCGATTGAGCCTGTCCATCCATTCGGTTACTTCATCTGGGATAGAGGGCAGATTAGTGATAAGTCCGTCCATGTCATCAAGCAGCGTATCGACCATATTGCCGACGCCATCCAGTACGGCAAAGTAGTCTCCGTTGGCCAGCGCGGCTTTTACGCTGTCGGCCGCACTAAGCGTTGTTGCCGTAGTGTCTTCGGTCTGCGTCGGGAAAAGTTGCTCACCGGCTTCAAAAACCTCGAACGACACATATGCAATGCCGCCTTCTTCTGTACTGAGTTTGTGCGTGACCTTGCCGACTTGCACCTGTTGCGCACCGAACCACGGGTGAACCAGCTCCCCTGGCCCTGGTATGTTCAACGCAGCCAGCAGGCGATTAAACTGGGTCTGATAGTCACTGCCCAACAGGATGGCATTAATCTGCTGCTGGTTCAGTACCGCGCCGTGGTCTTCCGTCCAGCCTACTTCTTTCTTCGGGTACGCGTGAGGGATGGCACGGCGTCCGCCAGTGCCTTCGACGTCAACAAAGTAGAAGGGGACGTTACGAAACGACGCATCGCGCAGGTCTTCCCATTTAGTCGTAGCCATTAGTCTTGTTCCACGTTGCGAATACCGGTTTGCGCGCTCATCGTTACGCCAGGCGTATTGATTTTTATTTTACTGACCTGTACCCGTTCATCTTTAACCGTGACTTCGATTTCTCCCTGAAGCTGTTGAGGGATGAAGGGATATTGAGATAATTGCTGATTCTGAGGTTGCATCGTTGCCCAGGGGCGTGGATCAATGTCAACTGGTGCAGAGGTTAACCAGTTCTTGACATCATCCCACATTGTTTTTCTGTTGCTATTATCCTGAGCACGCTTGATGAGCGCTGCGCGTTCTTCATCATTTTTAGGGAATGGCACGAGCGACGCTATCTCTGACGCAGTGTTGATGACCATGCCGATAAGACCACCAGTACTACTTTTATTTTTTTGCGGATTATCTGGGATGACGGGCGCATCACTGCCCCCCATGCCACCCGCGCCCATATTGACAACGTAAACCGGCATTACGCCTCCGCCAAATACGTCAGTAACGCCCTGCGGAACGCCTTTTTTACCTGGTCGTAGGAAGTCATACGCGCCTTTTCCAATCTGGAAAGCCTTACGCGCTGCTAACAATCCACCTGTTGCTAGTGCAACGTTCTTGCCGATTTCCAGCCAGTTTTGCACGGTTTCTTGGTCTACAGAGTTAAGCGCATCTGCCAGCTCTTGCACCGGCGCGGCAAGCTGGCTATTTGCGAATTTATTCCATGTCGTATTCATGCTTTGCATAGCGGACGTAAAGTCTTTCGCAGCATACTCAGCATCTTTCATGATGCCGACGCCGTCACCAACAACAGCTTGGTAACGCTTCAAATTCTCTGCGCCTTTTCCTGATGTGACACTACTTATCAACAGAATACTGTCTTGATTAAAACCTGCATTTAGCAGGTTAGCATTTTGCTTCTCTGCGCCTTTTCTTCCCGAACGTTTAGCAACTTCATCTAATAAAACAGGTAGTTCACGCATTTTCCCAGATTTATCGAATACATTGATGCCGTTTGCTTTTAACGCCTTAGCAACCTTCGGATTCTGCAAGTCTCGAATGAGGTTTTCTGTTGCTGTAGCTGCTGTGTCTCGATCACCCGTCACATCAATCGCTGACTCAAGAACAACACCAACATCTTTTATCCCTGATACCCCTTTCCCTCCCGCTGCCGCATACATTGAGAAAGCCCTGACGCCTTTTTCAGCGATATCCTTCAGCTCAAATGCGCCTTCTTTCCCTAGCTTGTTTAGCGTATCCATCGCTTTTATCGCTTCTTCTTCCGTCTGTACCTGGAACTTTGTGAAGTTAGCAAACAGCCCGCCTATCGATTCACCAGTACCGCCAGAGGCTGCAATCGACGCTGCGATCGCATTACGATTTTTATAGCCAAAATCAATGTCGCCGGTGACTGTTCCGACTTTTTCGATAGCGTTAACCACTTCGCTATCATCAACCCTAAATTTGATAGAGGCATCTTGCATACCGCCCAGCATAGAAGCCATCTCTTCGCGAGTTTTTTCGGCCGCAATACCAATACGAGTCATACGCCGATCTAGCTGTGTGAATTCGCGCAACATAGCGCCACCGGCGAATCCGGCTATCATGCCCGTATAGCGGTTACCGAGCATATCTAGCCCACGCCCAGCGGCGGCGCTTGTCGACTTGATGACAGACATGGCCCGCTCATTACGGCGTGCGAACTCAGACATATTTGCCCCATACTGGCGGGCTTTGGCAGTAAGATTCCCCGCCAGATTGATAATGATTTCAGTGTCGAGGCGCTTGCCCATGCTGCTTCCTCAGTTGCTCTGTGATGCGGAACAGTTGCCGCAACGGCAACTGTTCAAGGTATGACACGCTAAAACGTGATGACAGATTGACGAGAAGGTTAGTCAGCGCCGTCGCCAGCGGCATCAGCTCGCCCCCGGTTGCTTACCCCCGTCAGCAAGTCATCCATATCGCTGGCCTTCTCCGTCAGTAAATCCAAATCTTTGGGGTGAAGCTGGTAAAGCTGCTTGAGACTGAGCGGGCCGGGGATATCACCGATTGATGCAATCTGTCGGCGCAGCATCTCCAGCCCCATCATCACTTCAGAGCAATACGCATGAGCCTTGCCGTTATCACCGATCACAACCCGCTCGGCGGCAAGCTGTGAATCGATAACATCTTTAGTATCCAGTTCGCGCAACTCGACAACCATATGTCGGGCTTCATCACTGGTGCCTTTGCCCGTCACAAGGCCGTGGATCAATGTCACTGTCATCTTGGCCATGTGTTACACCTTCACGCATTTAGCGCCGATAAACGTTACCGAAACCTGACCGTCGGATTCCGCCAGCTCGGCGGGGTTTTCCGCCGCTGCGCCGGTCATCATGTAGCTCAGGCCGTTGTCGCCTTCAAACATCACAGTGACGTTTTCCCAGCCGCTGATCTCGATCACATCCACGTTTTCAGCGGCCGCGATCGTCAGTTGGATTGATGGGTTAACCCGCTTGCGCGACATTCCCCAGGTTTTACCCGCGCCGTTATGTGCTGTACGTGCATAACCGCCAGGATTAAGGGTTGATGCACCCTGTGTTTGGATTTCACGGCCATTCACGCGAATGGCGGCTTCGCCTAAAATCATGCTGCCCCCTTTAGAGCTTGAACTGAATCAGACCAGCCAGGACACGCAACTGGTTAACGATGTTCGGATGAATAATAAAATTCAGCCGGTTGCGGTCAGTGGTATCACGCACTACGGATAGCGTTTCTTTGTAGTTTTCAAAGTCTTCTACTAATCCGGCTGGCTCCAGCTCAGTGAGAAAAATATCAATCAGCTCTTGCGTACATAGTTTCGGCGTCATTACGGGCTGACCAGGCTCTAGCACGTCCAGCACATCATCATCGGCTAACTTGTGGCGTGGGTAGCGATTAGTGAACCGGTTCTTAATGACGTAACGAATGTGGCCCAGCGTTGCCGGGGACGTGATATCCAGATAAGACGTGTCAGCATCACCAAAGCGGTTAACACGGTACGTTGTGATTTCGCGTTCAATGCAGACATTGCCGCCAGCATCAACATAATGCGTTGCTACACCATCAAATAAATGCAGATTACGCTCGACCATATCCCAGCGAACTTCTTTGGCCGGTGCAAGAATCCCTGGCATTGCTAACGTCTGAAGCGGCCGCGCCGGATCAATCGCCAGGTAATAGGCTGCAATTCCCGCGTAAGCTGCTGCCCACAGATACGCAGGCTGCGGGGAAATGTTGGTTCCGATGGCGGTGATCAAGAAGTCGTTACGATTGCCGCCCCATGTTCCTGTCGCGGCGTGAGTACCACGAACGGCGGTGTATGCGATTGCTTCAATCATCTTCAGCGGCCCCCAGCGAGTGAGCAATTCATCACGCAGGGTGTTCATGCTGACCACGTCGTTAAACGGGCAAACGATATGGTTAAACCACTCATCACCCAGCGCAGCAACCACAGTTGACATATCCGGTGTGCCGGTGCCGCCGGCAAATGCCGTTGCTGTTACGCTCAGCCCGGCCGGGGTCTGTTCGCCGACGTAGTAATTGACGCGCACGTCGAGGTCATTGGTCGTCTGGCCTTTCCATTTTGCCGTGAGCACCACAGTACCCGCCGCATCGGCTTTCACTGCGGCTGTGACCGGCAATGTAGCCAATGCATTGACAGCGGATACAATCGCCGCCGCCACATTTTCAGCGGTATCCGCTGCACTGACGCCGATCTGTACCGTTACGCCACAGACCAGCAGCGCCAGCGTACCGGCTGCGGTAGCCGTGCCGGTAATGGTGACTTCGGCTGTACCGGCATTACCGGAAGCCAGGTCTTCAATCCCCATCGCCCAGGTTTCTGTATAGCTGTTGCCTTTGCGCAAGGCTTTCAGCATTTCCGCCAGCATGGAGCCACGGCCATAAAGGTTATCTGCTGTGCTGTCGCTGGTAATACGGTTTTGCGTCAACGGCGAGGCCGTGCCGGTAGCCAGTTGCTGGCCGATCACCAGAATCTTGTGTTGTTGCGCCGGTGCGCTGTCGAGTGCCATGGAATTATCAATTTCGATATAGACCAGCGGCACGCGGATATCATTTGAAATATTGCCTAACGCCATGGTTATTTCTCCGCTTTTGTGGATTTTGTGGCGGCTGGCAGGCGGGCCACGTCGGTTACAGCAATGTCACCTTCCGCGATGCGGCGTAACCAATAGGATGACAGCGGTAAATCTTCGCCTTCACCGTTTAAGTAATCCCCATCAGGCTTGCGCACATTGACGCCTCCTTTAGGTTTAAGATGTTTGATTTTCATCGTCTTCCTGTTCTCTTACGTTGATAACAGATTCAATTACAGGGACGCCGCCGCGTGGCGTGGCGGTCATTCCGAGGCGGAGGAAATCAGGCAGCGTGCTGATATCCGTTTCCTCATCCAGCTTGAATTCCTGGCTCCACATCACGGCCCACATCGTCAGCCCCAGATTGTCCAGGGAACCGCTGTAGATGTTGTCCGCTGATAAAGTGTCGGCCTTGCGCTCCGCCCCCATTTCTTTTGCTGCCAGCGGGTTAGCAATACGTTTAGCCAGCTTCGAAACCATGACTTCAGCACGCAGATCGCGGCCGTAGCCCCAGTAGTCGGTAGCCATGACATACGCGCACCAGGTCACAGTCCCAACCACGCCACCGGCCTGGTGTTTAATGTCCCGCACGCGCAGGGCGGCGATACGGATACAGCCGCATTTGTCAGATAGATGGCGCTTGACCTCTTCCGGGGTGTTGAACTGTCCGATATGACGCTCAACTACCGGAACCTGGTCGGGGTTGTTCCCTTGTAGAACCGGCTGAAGCCAGGCAACAATCCGTTCTGCTGCGGATACGGTACTTCCTAGCGTGACCAGGCTGGGACGTTCACTCATGGCAATACCTCTTTCCAAAAGTCGCCGATTACGTGCAACAGCTCTTCGCTATTGTCGTTTGAAAGACCCAGCCATTCGCGCTGGGGAATGTTCATCATGCGGCTATGCGCCTTCACGCTTTGCCAGACCGGATGTTTTAGTACCCGCCCGAACGCTTGCTTAATCAGGCGCTGATGCGCACCGACGGACACGCTACCGCTGAATCCGTCTTGATGAACGCCCGCATACCCGAGAGGGGAGCCGACGCGCACCTGGTTGCGTTCAACTACAAAGGTGATGCTGTCCAGCAGATCACCATTGCCTTGCAACAGGCTCTGATTGCCGTGGCGGGTCTTGGCATAGCCTTCAGACCAGTTTTGCCACGCTGTTCCACCCGGCGATTGTTTCTCATCTGTGATACGGCGGCGGGTCTGTGATTCAGCAATAGCACCGATACTTTCCAGCAATTCTGTGCGTAGGCTGTTATCCGCCAGTTTCTCCATCGCCTGGCGGATCTGCGCGAGCTTTTCCGCGCCCATCACCTCAACCTGGATACCCATTACAGAACGCCTTTCAGGTTGTCACGGGTGAACAAGCGCGGGTTATCGCCAACCATGATGACCTTGCCGCCGTCGCCTTCAGTCGGCTGTTCCAGCGTCGGCAGGCCGATATCACGCTGACCGCTGGCGATTTCCTTCAGCGTTTTGATTGCATCTTCATAGCGCTTGCGCACCAGTTCGGTGGCCTGGTTGTCGCGGTCAGCAAGCCAATAGAAAGCGATAGACACGGCCACCCGGTTCAGAATGCGGGGAACCGTGGTTTCCAGCGGCAACTTGTACCGGCGTGACAGCAACGAATTGATTTCTTCATCAGTGTCTTCGAGCGCCTGAGCAATAGCGGCTTCATCCAGTTCATTCGTATCCCTGTTGATCGCGACATTCCAAAGATAAGAACCGTCGGCGACCAACAAATCCTGGCGGGTGGCGTAGCCCATCATTCCCCCTGGCTTTCAGCCGTGACGGTTTGGATCACTGTCACACGCAGTTGCGGGTCAGCCTTCAGCCGTTTGGCAACAGCAACACTGATAAAGGGCTGCGATGGTTCAACGCCGAAATAACTTTTGAGGGAGTCTGCAACGCTTTCGGCGTTGTCGCCGTCCGGATCATCACTGACGAATACATGCACGCCATCAAACGGCCAGAATCGGCCGCAACGATAGAAGCCATTCGTTGATACGGCTTGAACCCATAGCGCTTCGACATCCATTACTTTTGTAACGTCAGATGCTGACAGTTCCGAATCTGTTACTGATTGATTGCTGGGCAAGATGGGTTGTGAACCCACAGGGATGTAATGCCCTGGCAGCACAATTGCCGGTTCATGTCCGTTACTGTTGCTTTCATTAAGCGATGCCACCGCCGTCGATGATGCCGCGCCAGTGCTATCCGTAGGCTTTTGCTGGCCCGCTGTCTTTTTTTTCGTTCCACTCATTTTCCATCCTCTTTAAAAGGGTGTTACAGCGGGTTTAACCCCGCTGTAAACCTGCGCCGACGGGTTAGGCCGGGGTCACGATGAACGGGCTATTTACAATCTCCACATCTTTGTAATAGATGTTTGAATCACCGCCATCGACCAGCATGGCATCAATGATTTTTTTGGCGGCGGCGCGATTTTTACGGCCTACGACCAGGGTAGTTGGGTTGATGCCCAGCGGTTCACCGTCGTCGCGTTTCATTCCCTGAAGGAGATCAACGGCTTTTTCGTAGTTTGCTACGGTCAGCGGGGCGCGGGAACCAACGGCGGTCTGCCAAAAACCGAACCCAACATTGCAACGACCATCAACGCCATAGATGAATTCGTTATTCAAAACAGTGTGGGGATTGTCTAAATCATCCAGCGAGACGAACTTAAACGGGCGACGGTTCTGATACAGGATCGGTTTCAGCACCTGAGATTCATCAATCAAGAACCAGGGTTCACCGATATCCGTAGCAATATCGCCCACGATATTGCTGTATGTACTGCCTGCCATGGGATGGTCGGTATCAAAGAAATACTGACCGTCAAAGCAAAGCGAGCTGAAGCCTTCAGACAGCAGCTTAAAGGCCAGCGTATCTGGGAAAACACCGACTTTGCGGCCGTATCCCTGCGATACGATGCTGTACTGGCCAATTTGATCATCTTCAATGCTTTCCCGCTTCACGCGGATAGAGCTTTCCCAAGTCTTGTTGGTGATGGTGTAACCCTGCTGGCTAAGCACAGCGAGCTGGCGGTCGCCGACCCACTCCTTGATTTCTGGCAAATCGGACAGCCAGCCGTAGGTGTTGGATGCTGCGCTGCTCGGTACTTCGGTCGCGATACGCAAGTATTGCGGCTTAACGCCTGCCAGCCCGGTGGTAAATGCGGCGCTCAGCGAGGTGGTGAGCGCGTGTAAAATTTCTGCGGATGGGGTCGCCATTATTGCTGTTCCTCTTGTTTAGCTTTTGCTGCCAGGAAGTTTTCTTTACTGATCCCCATGGCGCGGCAGGTCGCTAGCTCCACATCGGTCAGTTCCTGATTGTTTTTTTCCGGATTAGGTTTCTTTGTCTGGTCTTTACTGACAATCACCGGCGCACCTTTGACGAACTCGGCAAACTGCTTACGGCCGTCTTCGCTACGACACGTCGCCAGATACATATCTTTGTTGGCGGGGGCCACTTTCCCTTCTTTGATCGCCAAATCCACCAGGTCTTTGATTTCTTTGTCGGCCTGCACCTTCAGCTTGCCTTCCGCTTCCGTCGCCCGGTTTAACGCCAGTTGATGAGTCTCAATGGGAATGAATTTGGTCACATCAGGATTTTCGGCACGGTTCAGCGCCACCTGTTCACTGGTTTTGATTTGCTGGATAGCCTTCACTGCATCATCAACTGACGCGGTAGCAGACAGTCCCAGCACTGTCACAAGCTGGACAGGGATGGTCATATCGGTGTTCTCCGAGTTAAGGGCGGGTAAATCCAAGTTAGGTTTGTTGGTTAGTCCGACGCTGGACAAGCGGGTCACCTGACCGTCGGCGGTAAAGAAAAATGCGGGGCTGTAGTACAGGTACTTTTTGCCACGAATAATGGCTTCACCGTCAGATGTCCATTCGACGTGTGCCTCAATAGAGCCGTCAGCACGCTGGCGTAACTCATCAATCCAGCCGTGGGCGGGGGCTTCATCACCCTTTGGGCCTTTCAGCTCTGTTGCGTGCTCAATATCAATCGGTAATTTGGGATAGCGGAAAGACGCCGTAATCACTCCCGCTGGGTTGGTGTTTACCCACACGCGGCCATCACGGCCGGTGAATTGACCGGCAGGAATAACAGGAAGCCATTCCGGCAGTTTATCGTTATCAAACTGCGGCAATTCAAAGCACAGTGCCAACAGTTCAAGATTGGAATTCATGGGGGGTCGTCCGTAATAAGAAATACTGACGGACAGTGTGCGGGAGGCAAAGAAAAAGCCGGATTAACCGGCTTCACTCTAATCAAGGGATGTAACAGCGTTTAAACCACGTTTAAAAGCGCACAGAAACGTTTAACAAAATTTCTATGCGCCATCGTATCACAGACGGTGATAACGTCACTACGGCGGTTTTATGAGGGCGAGTGATAACATTATTGGTCAGCATTAAATGCCATTTCCTTGGCGTTTAGTTGACGATCAAGTGCGGCATGGCGATTGATGCCAGGATTGTAATTCCAACCCGGATCAATCCCTTCTGGGATTAGCTCTTCTTCGCCAGTGCGTTTGTTCAACCACTTCACATTTTTAATCGGCGGGGCTTGAGTCTTCAGCGGCACTTTCGTACGCGTTACTTGCCCGGTGAGCTGACCATCTTCATAAACCGGTTCTGTGGCCGTAACACCATTCTTCACCATCTCGTCATACTCGTACTTGCTGACCTGACGCAGACTGCATTTACAGCCCCAGCCGTTCGGGCATGAGTGTGTCAGCCAAAACGGGTGCTCAACAGGTAAACAGGTATTCGCCCATTTTAGATGATCAACGCGATGTTCACGTGATGGCCCCAACGTATACAGCAGATACGGCATAGCGCGTTTGGTTCGCTCGATGCGCTGCCATTGACCAGCGGCGCGGGCGGTGCGCATATTTGTGTCATAGATGGTACGCAAGCGGCTATCGCTGCCAAGCTGCACTAGCTTGTTTTCGCCAGTATGCGGGTCAACCATTTTACGCACGCCCCACCAACCGCGCTTCACCAGCTTTGGCTCTAGCGCTTTCTGGAACTCACGAAAGGTCTGGCCTTCTTCCAGTGCCTGAGTCACCAACTCTTTCACGTCGTTGAGCAAATCAATGTTGGTCATCTTGGCGACAGTAAACGCAGCGCTATGCTCTTCAAGCCAGACGTCACGATAGTCAAAGCCTGGCTTCAGTTTTTTGGCTTTGAACCAGGCAAGGGACTCTTTTGGGATGATTTCGGGGGTTTTATCAGACATGCTTTCTCCCGTAATAATAGCCATGGACTTGAGCAAAATAAGTATGATGTTTCACCGGCCAGTATTCGGGCCGATGGAAATCAAGCCGCTCACGGCGCACATATTTAGTTCGCATCAGCTTCTCAGGCATCACTCACATCCCCCAATCCACGCGCCTGGAAACACAGCCGCGCTAGTTGGTCAACAAACTCCCCAGCATCAAGGCTGTCTTGCAGCTCCGGCAAACGCTTCAGAAATGATTCATAGCTATCCACTTCATTAGCTAGGGCTAACACCGGATTTGTAAACTCGGTGCCGATACGCTGCCAGTCACTGATAGCAGCGGCTGTTAGCTTGTCGATATCGTCCGGGGGCGATGAACGATTGAGGGCGATTTGCTCTCTGTTCAGCGCTGGCGACATGGTATAGCTACCCGATAGCGCGTTAACTGGCTGAAGGATTTCAGCGCCGTCCTCAGGCTCTGCCAATCCGAACTTGTCACGTAGTTCTGACATCTGCACTTTCATTCCGCGATCAATCAGCGGGATGATTGAATCAACCAGTGTTTTTAAGTCTTCAGGCTCATTGATACGCAAACGAACGCGTGGGTAATTCTCCTGCACGCCGTAGTTGAGTATGACGAACGGCCGCACCAAAAACTCATTGAGCGTGTTCTCTAACTGTCTGGCGTCCCATCTGGCGATATCCATACGTACCTGATTATGTACGTTGGCCTGGCTCTGGCTGCTGCCGTCATCTGTTGTCATGGTCTGGCCTAGCACCGCTTTACTGGTCTGTGCGTCGCACCATTCTGCCATCCCTGCAAACAGATCGCCGCCGCCCTGGCGGCTTGCGGTTTCTTTCATCTCAATCAGCATTGACTGAGGGATAGCACAACCCGCGTCAGACGCAAGAGATGCAATCGCATCAATCAGGGTTTGGATATCCTGCGGACTCGCATTCGGCCCATATTTAGCGATGACGATCGGTAAGCCGAACTTTTCGCCGAATGCCCACCAGTCGCGGACAGTAAATGATTTCAGCATGTACATTACAGCGACCAAACGGGCCAGACCGTTACGCAATGGCAAGCCGGACTTCAGGCGGGGCTGGTGAATGATGTACTTGTATGCCGCTAACGGTTCGCCGTTGAACGGCTCGGCCTCGGTTAACACATGTACCTGGCGCAATGTGTCGGCATCCATCTTTAGAAAGCGCGGATCAATCCATGAATAATCACGCGGCATCCATGGCACAGTGGACGTATCCCACAGGATTTCAGCCACCGCTATACCTTTCCCTAACCCATCCAGCAAATCAAATAACAGTTCGGGGATTTGCGGCCGTTCCATCATGATTCGCACCGCGTCCGCTAGCTTAACGTCGCTTTCTTCATCGGACGCAGCTTCTATTGTTGGATCTATACCTGCAACGGTTAGCTTACGTGTGCGCAAAACGCTTGAATAATGGAGGTCGCGCTCTTCCATCTCTTCAGCCAGAATAAAGTAGTCCCGTGGGTTGCCGTCAGCGGCGTTACGCAGCACTCCGGCCAGGCGGCGGGGTGTAAGTGTACTCGCTACGCTGATACCAGCATTAGCACGACGAATGCCTGTAGAGCGTGCGCGGGTCTGCTCTTGTTGCAATTCCTCTTTGCTTACAGACACAGTTTCACCTGTGTCCGGGTGGATCAGCTTACGAATTGCGACGGTGAGTTTATTTAACATTACAGCATTCCTCCCTGGTTCTTCAGCCCACGGGTGATCCGCATTTGACGTCGTTCTTCACGTTCGTCTGGCCGTTCGGGTTTATTTAAGCGATGCAGCTCGTAGCGGCGACAGTCATCTTTGCTGGCAAGGAATGCGAGGAAGATTGCATATGCACTGTCTCCATGCCGCTTATGGCCATCGCTCCCTTTGTTCTCTTTATCATCAATGCCAGGCACACCGCGCAAGACGACAATTTGACCCAGATCGTTAATGACGTCCTCATGCTTTGGCACCACAAGTTCATCGTCTTCAAACGCGGCTTTGAATTTCGGCATGTTTTCGCGGTAGTGAGCGACGGACGGCATCACAACTTCAACTTCATTGCCGTAGCGTTCTGCCGCTTGCTCAGCAAGATAGTTACCGTTCCCCCGGCCATCTAGCTTGATGCCGTCCCTGCGAGGTAAACGGTCGCAGATAAAGTAAAGCGCCTGCTCTTGTTGCTTGTACGGCACGTTCGCCAGCTCAACAAGGAACGGCACCGTGCGCGTGGTATCGTCGTTGATAGTGATAGGCGCGAATACAGTAAGGTGGCCAGAGCGGGCAAAGTCTTCACCCAGGGCATGGCGTTGTTCGCGTGGTAGCTGATTGAGTACCGGCAAGACGCTTTGCTCTAACCATTCCTGCATATCTAATGCGCGATAGGATTCGGGGAGTGCGTTGTATTCCGCTGTACCAGTGAAGCGCAGCACGGGGCCTTCACCCCGTGCGGCACGCTCCCGTATTGAACGAGGTAAATAGGTGCCGCCGCCATTTTTGGGAACGCAATAGTATTCTTCGAGGGCGTCATCTTGGGTCGCGGTGTCGCGCAGAAGATCGGCTTTCCACTGGTCTTCCGCTTCTTGGCTCCACACCATCCGTTTTACTTGGCAAATACGCTTATACAGCCCATCAAGACAAGCATCATCGAGAGTAATTGTGTGAACGGAATAGCGTTTCTTCCCGGCTAAGCTGGCCTGTATCAGCTCGTTAAACAGGTTTTCGGTGCCGTTATGCGTACTGATAAGACGGACTTTTGCCCCCCACATCGTAAGCGCCAGCGCCGCTTTAAGCACTTCGGCAAGACGCTCATGGAATGCGGCTTCATCAATCGTGACGTTACCCTGCATACCACGTAAGTTACTGGGGTTACTTGATAGCGCCTGGACTTTAAAGCCGCTGGCAAAGTAAATGACAAAGGTCAGTATGTCTTTGTCATCGTCCACCAACACTTCTTCACGAACATCTTCAGCCGCCAGGTCATAGGCTTTAGCCCACATTGCCGCAGCGTCAATAAACTCGCGGGCCATCTCTTTATTAGAACCGACATAGAAATGGTTAGTCCCGCCCGCTGATTTCGCCTTTGCGGCCGTCAGGGATGCATCGGCAGCTTCTGCCCAGGTGATGCCAGTACGACGCGATTTTTGCGCAATCTTGAGCGGGGAGTCGTCGGCAATCCAGCGACGTTGATAACCAAGGAGGACTTCATTCTCGTCGAAGTCCTCCCCACCAATGATACTGGCTGCTATGACGTTTAAACTGGCAAGAATCATCCTGCAATCCCCAATATCTGCCGCTTGATATCGGCCGCCTTGTCAGCAGACAACCCCGCCTGTGAAACGATTTTTTCTGCCTTCTCTGCTGCTTCCTCGGCGAATGCCTGGCGGATCTCTTTCTCGCGCTTGTGGCTGACCATTTGCGCGGACTCAATACGCTGGGCGACTAATGCAAGTTGTCCCAAGGCTTTCGGTTCAACGGCCTTGTCCTTCTCGGCTAGAGACATGGACGTTTCAAATGCCAGGGTTTTCACAAACTCCATCAACAGCTTGCCGACATCAGACGTTGGCGCGGAACCCAATTTTGCCGCCCATATCTCAGCCATTTCACGCGATGCGCGGATTTTAGAACCTACGGCTTCCATGCGGCTGGCGTAGCGGTTCAGGCCGGTGCGGCTAATTTGCATATCATCGGGAAGATTGTGCTCGTCAATCAGTTCATTGATGGCTTCGCGGATCTGTTCCTGTGTGTACTGCTTATCGCGCAGCATCTGATGCAGTGCGTCACGAATAGCAGGCGGCAACAAATCGATTTTTGAAGGGCGGCCACGGGTCTGGCGTTCATCTGCCATTTTTGCTCCTCGCCATCATAAGCTGTTGCTTACGCTCTTTAGCGATGGCACGGCTTAACGCTTTCCAGGCACGGTCATACTCGGCATTAGCTGAAAGAAACGTGTTGCTGAAGCTATCAGGGGCGTTACGGTCATACGGTTTTCCGGTAGCTTTTTCAAAGGCTCCCGCAATAACTTCACGTTCAATGTCGAGACAAACCATAACGGCCGCAAGCTGTTGAATATAGCGGCGTGTAGCAGGGGTATACGGTTTAACAGTGGCCATAATCACCCCCGCGCCCGTGGTTTTTTCACGCCCGGAACCGTTGCCAGTCCACGCGCCACATCGTCACCGCGCCCTGTTATCGCTGCGACAAAACAACCGGCTACGTCGTCAAGGTCAATCAACCCTTGCTCTGACAGCCAGCTTAAATGGGTGCGCACCGCATCACGGGAAACGCGGTGACCATACGCCATTAAACAGGTTTGTAATACGGATTCGTTGGCGCTATCGCCGCATTCAAGCAGTGAGCGCAAGATAACTAACCGCTGATCGCTATCCAAAATTTCACGCATCGCCATGGCCTCACTTATCCTTTAACTCATTTTCCAGAAGTAAATCGCTAATCCGTTGAACCTGTGCCAGTTTTGGCGCAAGCGCTTTTAGGTCACCGCGCAAATTGCTCATTTCAAGCTGAAGCGCGTGAAGCTCTTTTTGATTCGGCATTCCTGCAATCGCTGTTTCAATGCCAGAAACCCGCTGTTTTAACGCGTCAACCTCTTCACGTTTCACATAGGTCTTTGCAAGCAGGAACATCACCAGGTTTACGGCTGTCATGACCAGCGCCCAGATCATCCCCCAATATTCTTTAATGTTTTGCCAGTCCACGCTGTGCCTCCCGCTGTTCTCTAATTTCCTGACATGTCACACAGCAAACGGCTTCAGGTTGAGCGGCCAAACGCTTGGCGGGGATTTCATGCCCACAGTCATTACAAAATCCGTATTCGATAACTGGCTCTTTAATACGGTTTACATGGGCGTTTAACGCCCGTTCACGTTCATCAATTTCCAGCAAGCTGGCGCGGTCAAAATCATCCATTATTAATTGGCACCTTGTGTTTGCTGGATTTGCTATAACGAGCAAAGCCATCAAGCGTCCGAAATCCCAAATAACCCAGCGCAGGGGTACATAGCATCAAGGCAATATCCCAATCTGGCTCGGGCATATTAATCACATGGCCAGACGCGGCAGCGATAGCACCGGCTTGTTGTCCAATCGTCATCAACAGCACATAACCGATGGCGCTATACAGCGACAGACGGGCCATTTTTGGCCGCGTCTGCCGGACATATTCATCCGTAGCGTTGTCCCCATTCCTGATAGTTTCCTGCTGTTCATGATGCGCGGCCTGTTGGTCTGCCAGAGTGGCCTTTTTCCGTTCGAGCTGAATTTGTTGCAATTGGACTTTCAATGATTCCAACTGAACCAATTGTTCTGGGGGAAGTTTTGCCAGCGCTTGTTCCAGTACACGCTGCTTGTCTTGCGGATTGATTGCGTTGTTGACGCTTTCGACAATCCCAGCGACAGAATCAGCGGCTTTAGCTGTGTCACTACCGAACCACCCGCCAACGGTGCGTACCAGAGCGGGGCCAGCATTGAGAAGAACAGACGCAATGGATGACAGAGTTATCGGATCCATTTCACACCCCATACAATGTACGTCCTGTAAATAGAGGCAGGATGAAATACGCACAGCAAAAAGAAGAGTGGGCCAATAGCGGAACCGATATTGATCAATGAAAGGAACCAGGCAGTTACAAACATCGCACAACCTAGAGCACCCAATAAAAACTGATACACATATAGGTAAACAGGTGTATCGGGTAGAAAGCTAGGGTGTTTGAAACTATAGAAAAAAATAACTACACCAATGATGCAGCAAACAGCCATCATCGCCACGGCATAGCCGTAGATGGCGATTCCAGCGATGAGCGTAATAACAAGAAATGCGCTGCACACAGCCCAAAACCATTTATTACTGATAATGTTTCTGACGTTCACGTTGTATTTCCTTGTAACGTTGACATTGAAAAACGATGTCTCTGAGGTCTACAGAGTTCCAACCTTTCATGTAAAAGCTGGCATGAGTGCCATCGCAGCCACGGTAATTCGTTGGTTCAGCCTTCGGGCCGTTGGCCATTCGGTGCAACACCTCGCGTTTAAGGCGATCACGTCGCCCCTGACGCATTGACTCATCCCAGCCTTTACCCATTAGGCTCGGCTCACAGAAATTGCACCGCCGACGACTTCCCAGGCAGCATTAGTTACGCTGTCGAGACGGTTAAACCAGCCGTTGAGATACTTACCCTGGGATGAATTTGACTTGATGATGTCGGAGTAATAACGCGCACGACGTAACAGATAGCGGGTCAGTAACCATTCTGGATCTGCACTAATAACCGCTGCTGTGGTTTTCGGGCCAACAATGCCATCAGCAGTAACACCAGCGGCTTCCTGTAGCAGTTGAATCGCTTTTTTAACACCATGCTGTACAGATGAATCAAAGACGATCAGTGAAATGCCATCCGGCCAATCATTGCAGTACGACGGATACCAATAGTCGCGGTAATAAATCTGGCTGGCCTGTTCGAGGGTTAAGTCTTTAATACTGACGTCGGGCTTTTTATCGCCGTCAATATCAGTCATGCCATCTCTGATACCGTCACGCAGGTCAGAAATACCGAATTTGGTTTCTCCGCCTTTGTCAGTAGGGTCATTGACATAGCCGCCTTCTTTGGCGAGGACAAAAGCCACAGCATGGGTAAACGATGGGGAGGGAATAAATTGATTCACTACGGCACCTTGAAACGCTAATTAGATAGGGTTTCATAGTGCTACGGGCATAAAAAAAGCCGGATTAACCGGCTTCATTGGAATGAGATGTTTTAGGAAATCAACGAGTCTTTATATGAGAATGCAACTAATGCGGCAATGACGATGAATAGTAAAATTCCATATTTGCTTTTGTCAGTATCAACAGGATTTTCTTTTGCATACTGAATCAATTTATTCCGTCTGAACAGATAGACAACGAAAGGAATTATGAACAACGAGCCAATAGCCCATATGAATGGTGATACCCCCGTATGATTTCCCAATTCGGTTTTATATCCACCAATCCTGTTACTTGCCGCATCGAAAAACACCCAAAATGCACAAACATAGATGACCAGATCTATCAAAATATTCCCTACCATGGCGCTACTCTCCGAGGTTTAAATCAAATTGATGCTTTTTTACTTCAAGCTTACGCATCCGGGCAATAGCTTTATACACCGTTTTGTAGGTCACATGGTAGCGTTCAACCAGTTCTGGCACATTGTGGCCATCAAAATCCCGCCAGATTTTCATATCACGCACAAGATATTCCAATACTTGGCCGCGTGGAAAATATACCTGCATACCACCAATCTGTTTGCTGATGGCAATCACCAGTTCCAATGAAACGCGTGGATCACAACCCAATCGCTCTAGCTCTTGCCGCAACAATACATTCAATTCAGACAGCAGCCCTGGGAAACGGGAGCGTTCGCCGTCGGCTTCGTCCAGATGATCAAGGATGCTATCATCCTGTTTATCATCAAACATATCCAAGTTATCCGACATTTTTTACCCCCCCATTACGTTCTAGCCAATCAATGCCGCCAGGCAGTTTTGAAACATCTTGTCCCAGGCTGCGCATGTGGGATAGGTAATCATCGCGTCCGCGTTCCTGGTCTACAACACGGTTATCAGCGTCTTTTTCCCGTACCGCTACGCTGCTGCTCTGTGCAAACAGTTGTTCAGACGTGCGGTAGACCTCACGTAAATAGCTGTGGTTGCTGAGCGGTTTTTTATCTCCGTTGTTACGTTTTGCCCGAATACGTTCTACGGTTTCACTCAACGCATGTGTCAGAACGCGGCCTGTCTGGTGTTGCTCCAGCACCTCGTTAACTAGTTTTACGGCGCGTGAGTTAGATAGATTCGACTTCTCCGGGCGAAACAAACCGATGTAGGCAACCATCGCTTTTGCCGCGCCGCCGGGCAGTTTGGTTAATACGGCAAGCAGCTCCCGCGCTGCGTCATCTTCAAGAATGGCATCAAGATGCAGATCAGAATGACAAACAGGGCAACGCGCAATTTTCATAAACTGTCCTCGTAGGCATCAGCAATCACATCATAATCACGGGCTGGGTTACCTGTGCGCGGATTAATGGGATGTGGTTTACGGCGTGCTGTCATTGATTTCAGCATTAGCCGAATATGCCACTGTTTAATAGATTCAAGAACACGATAAGCTAAACCAGCATTTAACCAGCCCAACTCATCAACGCCTTGCCCGTTATTTAATTTAACAGTCATGCGTTTCACATACGCATTCAGTGAAACCTCGTCACTGCTGTTAATAAAACCGTGTTTGTGCATCGTAATCCAGATCGCGCGAATTTTAGGAATCTCGTCAGTTCTGGTACGACCTTTTGAATCAGGTTTAACTCGCGGCAAGTGTTTTTTAAAACTACGTTTAAACCCTTTTTCACGCATAGCAGAATAAACACTTTCTAATTCTTTGTGGTTCATCTCGCTACAACTGGTTTTGCCGTTCGCAACATTAGCCAGCAACGCTCGGTATGTATCATCATCAATTTTTAACTTACCTTTCGCTACATGAATTAGCCGCGTTAATTGTTGCTTATCCATTTCACACCTCATAAAAACATGATTTTGGCGTAAGCCAGTCCTGACGGGTTTACGCCATATAATTCACAATGAATGGTTTGGTTAATTACTTATATCGTTCTCAGTGATGACAGTTTCACAAAAAACGGTGCCAGGTTAATTTCTACAATTGCCCCTGACTTTTCAAAGTCCCGTGCAACATCTTTGGTTCTGACTATTTTTCCACCCAATATTTCAGGCCCGGTCAGATAGACAAAGCGCGAACCAACGGAATATTTCTTATTAAACTCTTTCGCGTTCATTGTCATACCTTCGCAATATCCAGACCGATTTGTTGATACTGGCCATCCGGTTGGCGTTCGTAGACACGCAGGTACTGACTGGTACTGGATACCTGAATAGAATCAGCGATAGCTGACATCGCGGATTGCCACTCTAGATCGTCTATATCAATCTGGCGCAGACTCAGCACTTGATTAACGTCAATACGCCCTTGTTTGTTCACCCGGAATGCGTGGTTGATTATGGCCTTAATTTTAGGGTCGGCATCGGCACCCCAGCGAATAACTAAGTCATCCAGAATTTTTTTTGCGGCCTGGATACGCTCATCAAAAATACGATGATCGCCAACAGCGCGGCGTACCTGATACATGCCATCAAAACTGGGTAACGATACATTACCTTTCGCGCCGCCATATTCGACACCGTATTCACTCGCGGATAAATCAACAAAATCGGCGATTTCAGCCATTGATTCAATCTTAAACTCAGCCATTGCTTTACGTTGGGCTTTAGCCTTGTTAACGATGCTCATTACCACATCGTCACGCAGTTTATCGATAGGCTTAATTAAGTCCTCTGGAACCAGATGGCCAAGAGCATTCAGGCGGTAGCCGTCAGGAATAGTAGTTTTATTCATGATAAACATCCTCAATTCAAATAACGTGGTTTTTGCTTAATAGGTATTTCAATTAAATTTTGCTGATTTGCATGTTCAACACAGATTTCAACGGCATTAGCATGAAACGTTTCCATCAGCTCTTTATATTTATCGATGAAATCACCGAAACGTGAATCACCTTCGATATCAACATCGGCCACCAAGCCATTGGCTGTTGAACTGATAACCATGATTAACGTCATTACCCGATTTGCCATTTCTTCCGCCTTTCTTTTACTGGTTGAAGTTTATAGGCTTCATTAGCCCGTTTAATAAAACGTGATAACGCTTGAAACGCTGCTCGTCTGCTACTTGCGCAGTACATATCTGAAACAACTAATTTCTCACTGCCTGGCAGTGTTAATGCTATTTTATTTATTACTTTAAATACCTGCTCTCTATCCCCTGATAGTATGCGGGACGCATATTCTGGAACATCACACCCAAAATCAATAACGCCGCTGGCCCATGCGTACGCGGTTATCTCCATCCTGTCTCCAATAAATAATACAATCCTGAATAGATGCAGCCGATACAGCATGATAATCGTGAGAACGGCGCAACAAATCAGCATCAGGCGCTGATACTTCTACGATTGGGCGTGAACGACTCACATTGACATGTTTGATTTCAATATTGCGACGTTGCAACCAACCAAGCGTATTTACCAGTTTTGTTGGGTTAATCATGATGTGATCCCCTCTAGGTCTTTAATTGCTTCACGAATATGTTTTTCAGATAGCGTTTCTTTTTTACCGTGTGCGAACATCGCAGCCAGGCGCAAAGTATGTGATATCGTTCTCAATGCACCGGGACGTTCTGATAATGCGTGAATCAATTCACGCTCAGCATTTTTATTTAAACCCCATGCATCTGCTATCGCGTCAACATCGGCTTTTTTGGTTTTCAGAATAGAAACCTTTTTAGCGATACGGCTAAATAAACGGGCAAAGTCCATGTTGCGACTATTGCCACCCGTTAATTTTCCATAAACCTGATGGTTACCAATTAACGCCAGCCCCACGCCGGTTTCTTCTTGCAAAATGCGCAGCTCTTCAAGCACGGAATAATCCAGATGATCGGCCTCATCAATCAGCACAATACCGTTTGTGCCGCGCAGCTTGCGGCGAATAGCGCGCCCCAACTGACCAGAACGGCGCGGCGCATCGCCGATCCCTAACTCTAACGCCAGCTCATACAGGCATTCGCTGAGGCTGGAACGGGATGGGGAAACCGTAATCAACCAGACGTTTGGACGCTCAGCGGAAAACTGTTGCAAGGCGCGAGTTTTACCAACGCCGGAATTGCCATAAATAACAGTAATACACTGCGCCAGTTGTGCATATTGCAACGCATTCCAGATTTGTTTCACTGTCCGGGTGGCGATAAAGTCCGGGGCAACAGGCATTTCATTAGTCCGGCGAGAGCGATTATCAAGCCAAATCGTTAATTTATTTGCTAGTGAGTTATTATCACCACGATACGCACCGTTAATAAACTGTGAAAGCTGGCCGCTGGATACACCAATTTCACGCGCTACTGCTGCGTATGTCACATCTGAGTTTTCAACGGCATTTCGGATTTCAGCCCGAACTTTATTAATAGTCTCGTGCTGTTGGTCTAATTCAATTACGTTAGTCATAATCTATTTATCTCCGTTAAATCTGTTTATTTTGAAATGCGGTATAAAGCTGACTGACAGCATTGCCGAACGCTTCGTCAGAATCGTCGTCAATTTCTTCTTCAACAATATGCCGTTGCATGGTATTCCCCGCAGGGCGCAGAATTTCTACAACCCGCGATTCAGGCGGAGCCGATGGGACTGTATCAGGCATAAGCTCTGCCGCTTCTAGTGCAGACATACGACGGGCAGCACTGGCCGCTTCTTTTGTGCGTTTAACAAATTGAGTGCGATTACGTTTATGCTCACGCGCTGCCTGAGTATCCCCGAAACCGGTTTTCTCAATACAGGTCGCTTCACAGATAAAACGGCCATCTAACGTGTAACAAAGTACGCTCTGATGCAGGTTTTGCGGGTCGAAACGCACCACCACTTTATTGGGTTTAAGGCCGAGTAAACGCTCATTAAAGTAACGGTTTTTCCGAGCATGAACTTTGCCACCGGCTTCCATGGTGAATGTACCGGATTCACTGATACGCACCGCTTCGGCTGGCAGCAGTAACAACCGGCGTTGTTCCGGCGTAGCTTTGCGGATAGCGGCTTGCTGATAACTTTCTTCAAATGCCTGGTCGAACGACAACACACCCTGGCACACCTCAGTTTGGCGGTTAGGGCGACGATTCCAGAACGCGATCCCCTCAGCCAATACCTTTAAAAACTCTTCGGCATCTATAACCCGGTCACCGTAATTATCCGGCTTATCCATCGGGTTTGGGCCAGTATGAGCACCAGCCAATGCAGGGTGTTTATCTACCGTTTCGCCCAAACCACCATGTGAGAATGCACGTTCAATTGGCTTCGCCTGACCATGGCCACGGCCAAACATGACACTCGTCCAATGCAGCTCGATGCCAAGTAATGGGATAATCCCTTTCGGATCATCCTCTTTGACTTTGAAACGATAGCGGTTAGGAACGCCGCCGGTTGTCCATTTGTTTGCTGCCGCCATCGTGTTATCGATAGTCAACTTGCGCGGAATACCGTAGCGCTCAATCATGTCCGACAGAGAAAGCCGTATTGAATCACTATTCTCACTGACGTCAGTACGCCAGGCCAATATCTTGCGGGTGCGGATATCCTGCCAAATCCATGTTTTGGGACGAATAATTTCACCGTTGAACCAGCGCACGAACACGTTGTGCTGATAGCCGTCGCCGTTCACCCATTCCATGGCGGCCAAATCTGCCACAGTACGCTCTTGAGAAGGGAAAAGACGCATAGCGGCATGCTCCCCCTCGCGTAGCAACACACGCTGTTCTACGGGTATTTCACGTTCAAGCTTGCGACGAACAGAAGATAAGCTAGGGATAGCCCAACTATTGACGGCAGCGGCTTCCTCAAGACGAGCGTAAGCGGTTCTTAGCGCTGGACGTTCAGGCCGCAGGTAATCTGCAATGAAGAAATCCCACGCTACTGGATCGCAATCAGCTTCTTTTTTGCGGCGAGTTTCGAGGTTATGGCCATACTGACCTAACAACGACGGCATCCAGTCCTCACGCGAAAACTTACGTGCGGTGTAGTACCAGCGCCGGACGGAAGCAACAGACGCATCGTGTGTTTCGGCGACGGCATCAAACGCCGTGACAACATCAATACCAGTATCTACTAGCGCAGATACCGCCATCACGGCTTCAGTTTTATTCTGCGCTGCAAGCCGTTGTTTTTCTGTGGCTGATTCCCATCGGTGCCAAAGCACTTCGCGACAATAATCTACGGTTGAACCATTTTCACACGGTATTTTGTATGATTTATCACCAACGTGAATTTCCCCTCTCTGCCGTAAAACATAAGTTCTAGCAAGAGGCGTGAGGGTCGATATGTTGTATTCAAACGCCTTAGTTCCCTGACGCTTCCTTCTAATTGACGGCTGGATAGCTGCTTGTTTATCCATTGTCATTCTGAGACCGCGTTCAGTTGTCGGATAGCCTGGCGCACCTAAAATTTCAGCTATAGTTAGCCATTGGGTTGCACTGGCGGTGGCGGTACTCAT